AAATCCGGCAATTTGAAAAGCTTTTCAGCACTGTTGACCAAGTTTCTCAAGCACCAGATACGCAGGGAACAAGCATAAGTTCTGACAGTGCTCAGACTATAGCAACTCAAGCATTGGGCGAAATAACGGCTTTAAAGCAAGACACGGCAATTAACTATTCCGTTGTGGAACATAAATTAGAATCTATTTCTGCGTTAGTTAAACGTCCGCGTATCGGGCAATTTTACGACACAACCACACAGACGGCGGCTGCCATTAACACGGCTTATGCAATGACCTTAAACACCACCGATGAAAGCAGCGGCGTGTATGTTGGGGCTGTAACGTCTCAAGTTTATGTTGACTCCCCCGGAACGTATAATGTGCAGTTTTCAGCTCAAATGGACAACACTTCAGGCGGCAATCATCTTGGCTATATCTGGCTGCGCGTAAATGGAGTTGATGTTGTGCAATCGGCTTTTCAAATAAGATTGAAAGGAACCGATGGGGAGCTTGTGGCCGCATGGAATTGGTTGTATAAATTTAAACAAAACGATTATTTTGAAATAATGTGGTCTGTAAGCGACACGGCAGTAAGAATAACGGCGCAAGCCGCCGCCGCTCCTGTTCCTGCAATACCATCTGTTGTCGTCACCTGTTTCAATTTAGGAGATTGATTGTATGGCTGTAATTGTAAAAACATTTGTCCCGGCAAAACAACTTGAAAGCACGCAGGTCACTCAATATATCGCTTCATCCGTTAAAGCATTGATTGACAAAGTTACAGTAACCAACACTGATACCGTAAACAGGTCATTTTCTGTTTGGCTTGTTCAGCAAGGCGGCAGTGCCAGTAACAGCAATCTTGTCATTGACGATAAAGTCGTTGTCCCCGGCGAAACATATTTGTGCCCTGAACTTATTGGTCATGAACTTGATCCCAGCGCGTTTATCGTAACGCAAGCAAGTGCAGCATCTGCACTAACAATGCGTATTTCTGGCCGCGAAATTACTTAAAGGAGTAAAGAAACATGAATTTTTTAAAAATCATTGGCAAAATGCCCGTTGAGACAAAGCCTTTTATCACGGCGGCAGAAAACAAAAAAAACATGCAAGTTGTTCTTGACGACTGGATGCTTGGCCCTGAAAAGCCGTCTAACGTAGCGGCTGAGAATAAACCATATTGGCAAAATTTAGCTAAGGCAATGCAGGTAGATGAAAAGGAAGCGCGGCGGCGGCGGTGTTCTAACTGTGAATATTATGATAACAGCACGCTGACACAAGCTAAAATGGAACGCATACCGTTTAATGAATACGATGTTGAAGCAGGGTTTAGAGGATTTTGCAAGAAATTTGAATTTATTTGTCACGATTTACGGTCTTGCCAAGCATGGGAAGAACGGGAATTTAATGAAATGGATTGACACAATTAATAAAAGATGCTTTTTATAAATTGCTGAGATAACCGCAACCAGCAGCGACTTTAATGGTGGTTCCATGAAAGATTTGCTGGTAAAACATTTTAACGAATTGGAATTGCCTAAGCCAGCGATTGAATGGCTGCTTATGCTTTGGCATGTCACTCAGGTTTTTGATGATGTTGCAGACGGCGATGAAGTAAAGCGTGACGATCTTGATGATGCTATTTATTTCAGCCTTGTAGGGATGAACGTAAACGCTTTTTTTAAAGCTTATAGCAACGAACTGTTACCCGTTGTAGCAAACTTTATTTTAAAATGGCAAGGTTCTGATACCGTTGAACGCGCTGGTGAAATTAACGAAACCTCTTTTGTGTGGCGCGCAGGTTATTTTGACGTTGTAATGATGGTGGTTTTATTGTGTCACGGCCAAGAAAAGGCAAAATGGTTGTCTCCTTATGTGCTTAAAATGTATGGCGAGGACTTTCAAGATTATGTGAAAGAATTTAAAAATGGCTAATGTTGGCGGCATTGTTTCTGGGGCTGGCAGTATCGTTGGCGGCGTGTTGGGCAGGAACGCAGCCAAAAGTGCAGCTTCAGCTCAAGCCGGGGCAGCGGAACAAGGCATTGGAGAACAACGGCGGCAATTTGACTTGGTGCAAGAATTATTAAAGCCTTTTGTTGACGTTGGTGTTCCGGCATTAGAAGGGCAAAAATCTTTAATCGGACTTAGTGGTGCTGGAGCACAACAAGAAGCTATTTCTATTTTGGAAAATTCCCCTTTGTTTCAAAGCATTGTTCGACAAGGCGAAGAAGCCTTACTCCAAAGAGCGTCTGCCACAGGAGGATTGCGCGGTGGAAATATTCAAGCGGCACTGGCTCAATTCAGGCCAGAGATGTTGCGGGCAGAAATTGAAAATCAGTATACAAAACTAGGCGGTTTGACCTCGTTAGGACAACAATCAGCAACAGGTGTCGGAACGGCAGGGCAAGCCATGGCAAATAATGTTTCCAATCTTCTTGGTGTTCAAGGCGCGGCAAGGGCCGGGGGGATTTTAGGGGCCAACCAAGCAACCCAACAGATGATTGGAGGCCTTACTGGGCAAATTGGCGGGGCACTTTCACAATTTAAATTATTTTAACAGGAAAAGAAATGGAACCGTTTAATTATAATCCTTATATTTTTGACCCTTCAAAAGAAATTTTGAAGAGCGTGCAGGTTAACGCCGTTATTGATGCTCAACGAAAACAACAAGAACAAGAAGCTGTCTATCAAACAAAAGCTGATGAATTTTTCAACAATCCTAAGCCAACCATGAAAGATATTAGTTCTTTCATGGCTGTTATGACTCCTGACCAACAAAAAGCATTTGAACCGTATGCTAAAAGTCTTTCTGAAGAACAAAAAAAAGCATCATTAAACTTTGGCCTACAAATTGTAAATTCTTTAGAAAACGATCCAGCGGTGGCGGTTAAATTGCTTCGAGAGAGGGCAGTTGCAGAACGCAATAGCGGCAATGAATCCGATGCTTCTTTTTTTGAAAATCTTGCTGGAACGGCAGAAAAAAGCCCGGCAGCGGCTATGAAAGTTAGCTCGCTAATACTGGCAGCCATACCCGGAGCAAAAGAAGCTATAGACAATATTACTGCCAGCCGAGAAGAACAACGTAAGGCGGAATTACAGCCGTTTAAGATTAGCGAGGCTTCGGCTGATGCCCAGCTAAAACAAATTCAAACGCGGTTCACCCCGCAGAAGCTTGCGATTGATTTACAGCTTTCAAAAGAACAATTGAAAAACCTACAGCAATCCAGAACGGAGCAAGGTGCAAGCATTATTCCTCTTGAAAAACGCCCTGAAGCCGAGGCTAAATTCCGTAAAGAGTATAGTGAACAAACGCAGACATATAAAGACGTTAAGTCGTCATACGGGAGAATTTTGGCTTCCAATGAAGACGCTGCTGGTGATTTAGCATTGGTATATAATTACATGAAAATGCTTGACCCAGGTTCTGTTGTCCGTGAGGGAGAGTTTGCGACAGCGCAAAACGCCGCTGGCGTTCCGGATCGGATTAGAAACCAGCTTAACAAGCTTCTTGACGGTGAGCGTCTTAATCCAGCCCAAAGAGAACAGTTCAAAAAACAAGCTGGCAGCATTTACAATCAGTCATTAAAACAAGAAGCCACGGTGCGTAAAGGCATTGAGCGTATTGCCACTGGCTACGGTTTAAAGCCTGACAATATTTTCTATGAGCCAACGGAAACGCCGCCTACAGCTCCTGCGACGACGCCTGCGACGACTCCTGCTGCTGGCAAGCCGATTGTGGTTGATTATTAAGATGCCTTATGAAATTACCACCAAGGATGGGATTACTATTCGGAACATTCCCGATGGTATTGCACCTGATGCACAAGAATTAAAGGATAGGGTTGCTAAAATACGCGCTGAACGTCAGGGTGGCGCACAATCGGACTTACCATCAAACGATGTCATTGAAGAACGCATCCGGCAACGTGAAATGGGCGGCGTAACCGATCCAAACCAACCGAGCACGACCGCTGCCGGGGTTGCTGGCGCAGTTACTAGGGGAATGGCCCCTGTAGCTACGGGGGCACTATTAGGTGGGGCTTTGGCCGCCCCTACAGGTGTTGGCATTCCTTTTGGGGCAGCGGCAGGAGCGGGTGCAGGGGCACTGGCGCAAGCTTTTGGCGATCCTATTGTAGGCGCAATCAATAGTGCGCTGGGAACGGAATTAAAATCACCCACGGCAGCTATGGAAGAGCTTCTAACACGGATAGGCGTTGCCAATCCCCGAACAGAAACAGAACGGGTGCTGCAAGCCGCGTCCGCTGGTGCTGGAGGTGCATTAGGAACGGCGCAGCTAGGCAAAACCTTAATGCAATACGCAAGCCCTTTAGCGCAGCGTGTGGGGCAAGTTCTAGCCTCTCAAGAAGGGGTGCAAATTGCAAGTGGGGTGACAGGCGGGGCTTCAGGGCAAGTTGCAGCCGAGGCTGGGGCCGAGCCAGTGGGGCAATTTCTAGCAAGCGTAGCCGGGTCAATGGTTCCGTTCACGGCAGCAAGATTGGCAAGCCCAGCAAGCGTTGTGCCTCCAAAGCCAACCCCGCAAGTTGTAGAGCCTCCAGTTGCTGTACCTCCAAAGCCAGTACCGCAACAAGAAGCCGCCGCCGAAGTTGGCGATCTTATTCGAAAGGCCACAAGCTTCTCAAGAGGATCAACGGCGGCCAAGGAACAGTTGGCTTCTCTTGCCAAAGCCAACCCCGAAGCAAAGGCAGCAGCAGAACGGCTCAACATTGAGCTTCCCTTTGACGTTTTCAGCGATAACCCACAAATCCGCGAAGCCGCCGGGCTTACTCGTTCTATCGCGGGAAGTGAAGCATCTTCAAACTGGCAAACAACGGTACGCAATGCTGTTGCCCAAGCCGATGAAGTGATGAAAGGGCTTGATGCCAATTATATTGAAGGGGTGCCATCAACCGGGCTGGCATCAAAAAACATTCTGGAGAGCCTAAAGACAACCCGTACAGGATTGGAACAACAAGCAAAATCACTTTACGATCAGGTTGATAATTCCATTTCTAAAACCACTAAAGTTACATTCCCAAAGTTAACCCAAACATTAAGCGATATAACCGCAGAGGTTAGCGATAAAGGGTTAACATCACAGGAAAAAAAGCTACTTGATTTTAGCACTGATCCACAAGCAACGTATGGCAGACTTTTGCGGGAAAAGAATCTCATCGGCCAAGCCATAGCCGGAAAAGATTCCCCTTATGGGAATCTAGAGGTGTCATCTCTAAAGAGGCTTTACGGTGCCCTTGCAGAAGACCAATTGGCAAATGTTGAATCTTTTGGCGGCGACGAACTGCGGAAAAAGCTTCGCAGTGCTAACTTGTTAACCGCACAAAAAAAGGCGTTGGAAAAACGCATTATCGGGGCGTTTGGGGCAGAAAGTGACGGCAGCGTTTCTAATCTGATGCAGTCGGCAATAAAAGCATCCGCAAAGGGTGATGCGGCTCAATTCAATAAGCTCATGAAGGTTGTTCCTGACGATCTGAAGCGCGAAACCGTTGCCACGGCTTTGGCATCTGTAGCTACATCATCACGGGCGGCTCAAGAAGGTGCGTTTGGCTTTGCTGAATTTGCAAAATCGTACAAAGGTTTGAGGGCTAACCCAGAAGTTTACAGCCAAATAGTAAAAATACTTGGCAAAGATGCTGATAAAACCTTACGCGATCTTTATGAAGTTTCAAGAAGGATCACTGACGCAAGGGCGCAAGTACTAACAACAGGGAAAGCTAATCAAGCACTTGTTAGTAATATGAAGGCTGAAAACCTGATTGGAAAAATTATGCAAAGTAGCACGGCGCAGAGGGCCGCCACGGGTGCAGCCGCTGTTGTGCCGGGCGGCGGATTTTTTGCACAAGACATTATTGGTTTTATGAACGCAAAGAAAGACACGGTAAAAGCGGCGGGAGAGCTTTTTAATAGCCCGCAATTTCAGAACCTTGTGGCTGAATCGGTAAAAACTGAAAAACCAAACCCATCTTTTTTTAAAAAACTTGCAACAAATAAATCCTTTATTAATTTTGCAAATAAGGTTAATCTTCCAAGGGATTTTGATGCACGGGTACAATGGTTGCAAGCGGCATTTCAGGGCGGGTTAACGGCAAATAATCAACAGAATGAGGCTAACCAATGACCACGCTATCTGTACAGCCCTCTTTTCCCATTTTTACGGACACCAACGGCCAGCCGCTAGAAAACGGCTATATTTACATCGGCGTTGCCAATCTTGAGCCGCAAACAAATCCTATTGCTGTGTTCTGGGATATTGCCCAGACACAACCAGCGGCGCAGCCAGTGCGGACTATGGGCGGTTATCCTGTCAACAATGGCACTCCTGCTAGACTATATGTTGATAGCGATTATTCCATGCGGGTGATGAATCGTAATGGCACGATGGTGTATAATTCTCCAGCGGTTACAGAACGTGTTAACAGCGTTGTGTTTTTTGGGGAAGCCATCAGTACCCCGGATATTGCAAATGGGGCTATCACCACGCCAAAGATTGCGGATGGGGCCGTCACCAACGCCAAGATGGCAAACATGGCGGCAAACACGGTTAAGGCAAACAATACGAGCGGTTCTGCTGCGCCCTCGGATGTTGCGCTAGCAGCCTCACAGGTTTTAGGCAGGGCATCCACTGGCAACCTCGCCGGATTTACAACCCCCGATGATTTGGCCTACATCAGCACTCGCCTATCCCTCCAAGGCGCGGACAAAAAACGCCAGATTATCCTTAACGCCCCCGTGGACACCAGCGGTTACAACAGCATGTTGCCAGCCACGTCGGGCAGTTTGTCCATCACCACGCAAAACCTATCTACCTCTGCGCCGTTGGTGGTGACAGCGGCGGCCGGTTACAACCAGTTTGGTGACCAGGTAAACCGTAAGGGCTTCGCCACCGCTAACCTCACTTTCAGCGGCAACACGGCCTCGGTAAGCATTAGTAGTATTACGCGGTCTGGAACCACGGCCACATTAACAACCAGCGCATCCCATGACCTTGTGACGGGCAGCGAGGTTACGGTTAGCGGGGCTACACCCGCCGGGTACAACGGCACCTACATCATCACCGTCACCGGGGCCAACACCTTCACCTACGTCATGGCCGCCGATCCGGGAGCAAGTGCGTCGCCTGTTGGCTCGTACACAGTCACAAATTTCTTGTGGGTTGACGTTGGCACGGACGGGGTTCTCACCACTGGCCGGACGCTGTTACCGCCTAACTATGTGCAGG